AAGTAGCACCTGTTGGTAAGATGTTGAAATCCAAGTAAATGAATTCAGCAGTCTTAGTTGGTTGAATATAAATTTGACCTACCATTTGGTTTCTATCAATTACATCAGCTGTGTTATTGTTATCATCCATGATTACTCTGAAGGCATACAAACCTTGACGTTGTTGTACTGATTCTAAGTATGGGTTAACTTGGTTTAAGAAGTTAGTACGAGTTGCGATTGTGTTTTGTTCAAATACCAAGTTATTAGCTACTTGAGAAATATATGATTTCAAAGCAATCAACAATCTACGAACATTTACTCTATCTAAAGCAGAAGCTTTAGTTTGTAATGTTTTCTGTCCATATACTACTGTTCCAGTTCCAGGGAATGTAGCAATTGGGTTAACTTTATTTGAATATAAAGTATCGCGATTAGCTTGAGATAATTTCTTTTCAGCTCTTACTACTGAACTTAATCCACCTCTATTAATACCAGCAGGTGCGAACCAAGGCTCACTTACAGAATCGTTATAAGCATAAACACCACCAATCATAGTTGAAGCTGGTACCCATACTAATTGGGCTGAATCTGGATCGATTGTTTGAACCCAAGGCCAGTAAGAAGCAGCGTATGAAGTGTTTTTATTATTTGCTTGAGTAGTTGTAGTTGTAATGCTTGAACCGTAAGGTACTAAATCAACTACGTAAATATTATCACCTCTGTTTTGAGTGTTGTTGATAATTGAAGTTACTTGAGAAGAACCTAAATTAGCTTCGCTAGCAAACAATCCAGGAGTTAACAATACGTTAAATCTGTAATCATCTTGGTTAGCTAATAAAGCGATCATATTTGAATAATCACTAGCGCTTATACCTTGAATATTTGCGTCACCAGAAGTAATAGTGTTATAATAATTAGCACCAGCTCCGTAGAACAAATCACCAGTACCTCCACCAAAAGCTCCACTTGAATTTACAGGGATAGAAGCGGTGAAAGCAGATTTAGCAGTACCAGCATTATCAAAATAAAGAGCTGTTGGGCTAGATACGTTACTTACATAAATGTATCTTGAAGCATTTGGATAATCACCATCAACTACAATTTGGTTATCTGTTGAATCATAATATTTGTTTTGGTTACCAATTACTCTAGCTACATAATTTGGAGCTGTTGGATCCATTGATAAACCAGTCCATGTTTCTAATACTGTTTGGTTAGTTGTAGTATCATTACCTTGTCTTACCAATAAGCTAAAGGTACCAGAAGCTGTATCACGGTTTGCGATTTGCCATCTGATGTTATCTGATGAACCTGAAACTAAAGCACCAGCACTGTCTGGGGCTGTACCATCGTTGTTCATGATAATACCTTCAGAAAGTGTTTTAATGGTTAATGCTGAATCGTTTGTAGCTCCACTAAATGTACCAGTAGTAGAACCGGTTACAGCGTAAGTATAGGCGTTTAATGTTCTAGCATCAAAATCTCCATCTACGGTACCGGCTGAGAAGCTTATTGCTGTTGTAACGGCAGTAGAAGTAATGTTAGTTAATAAAGTTGAATAAGGAGAAATTGATTTACTAACGTTGAAAATAGCAGATCCTGTAGCAGCGTAGTCAGCAACAGCTTGAGCGTTAAATGATCCTGTATCAATGAAAATAGTAGTAGAAGTGTTCATACCAACACTATATCCAATAGAGCTAGTAAACAATAAAGTAATACCATTTATAGTAAGAGATCCAGATTCGTTCAAATCACAGCTTTCAGATACTGCCGTTAAAGTAGTATCAAAAGAAGCAGTTGTTGCTAAAGTGCTATTAACAATAGAAGAAGAAGCTTCAGTCCATGAACCGCTTGCTACTCTTGCTACCAACATTGTTTCACCACCGTTATTAAAATAGTTATAAGCTGCTATAGAAGTGAAATAAGTATAAATTTGGCTACCACTCAAAAATGTAGTACCAAATTTATTTTGGTAATCACTGTAAGAGGTAACAATTGTAGGAACTTCTACAGGACCTTTTACAGTAGGACCAATAATAGCAGCCCCAACGGTTACAGGTTGTTGGGAGATAAAGGATTGATCGTTTTCTCTTGCTAATACGCCAGGAGATATTAATGTTTCTGCCATGTTTTTTTAAATTAATTTAATTTTATTCCATAATAAATATGGCAGAAAAAATCAAAATTAATCTAGGGGAGTGATTTCTCCACTATCTAAATTAACTTGAACTCTACCGTATTTATTTTGTATTTCGTTACCTAAGCGATACTCTTCTTGCTTTAATTCTTCTAAAGACTTAACAAGTGTATCTTTTTGTAATTCTAGTTCTTGAATTTGTATTTCTGTAAAACCAAAATCAGAAACTAATTGGTTTCTTGTTTCTTGAAGTTTTTTTAATGATTGTAACTCTTCTTGTGTTAAAACTTTATTTTCCATATGTTATTTTTTATATATAAATTCCTGTAAATATAATAGTATTATTTACTCCTGGGGTGAGAGAATCAAATAATATTTCACCGCTAGAAGAAATACTAGTTATTGTTATTACTTCATTTGCAGTAGCAGCACCATAAAAATTAGCATTAATCCAAGCATTTGTTCCTAAGGTTTTACCCGCTAAATTAGTAAATATACTACTTGTAGCAGAACTATTACTCATAGCCGCTACACCAGCAACAAATTTAAAATCACCATTAACAACACTTACTCCATTATAATATTGTTGAGTATTTACTTGACTAACAGTAGCATTATCTGAATATGATGATGAGATTGCTCTAGAAGAAGAAATGGCATATGATGAGGTAACAGTTAATAAATCCGTTGATGGATTATATGTCATTACATTTCCATCTTCTTTAAAAATCTGTTCATAAGTAGCACTTGATGTACCAGCAAATAATACATTATATTCTAGATTTGTAGAATCGTTTAATGTAGGATTTAATTTTGAAGCATTAGTAGAAGTAACAGCCGTAACAGCATTACTAAAAACACCACTACCTGTGGTTGCTCCTGTAAATGTAAATGAACCAGATACTGTAATAGCATAACCTTCGACTCCTGTAAAAGCATCAACGGATTGAGTTACTTGTCCTGGTAAGATAGGATTGTTATTAGCTATACCTGTGGATGAAAGGGTTTTAAGTGCCATTTATGATAAATATTATAGTTTTTGAAGAAATTAACGGTTATCTATGTAAATAATAATTTGTTTATAATATTCTATGAAATGATCATTCCATAAATCCCATTTAATATTAGCTCCATCAACAGAACATACTTCATAATTTTTAAATAACCTTAAAAATACATCTCTAAATTCTCTAAATTGTTGTTTTTGTTCAGGAGTTTCTAAATGCCATTCACCTACTATTTTTTTGACATTTTGTTTAATCCAAACTAGATTATCAATGTTAAAAATATCATATTCTCCCCCTTCACAATCTGTTTTAAGAAAATCTATTTTTTCAATATTATATTTTTCAATAAAAGTATTAAATTTTAAAGTATGAACTTGTAATGGTTGGTTATCATAACCATAAACATCATTTAATATTTTTACACCATCTATGTCTGATATTCCTTTGTTTATACAAGTAACAAATCCACTTAATGTATTTTTAGTTAAAGTAGGAAATTGTTCTAAGCTAGGTTCAAAACAAAAAACATGGGATGGATTTTTATCTAAAATAGAATAAGTAAAAATTCCTATACTAGCACCAATATCTAAAACAATATCATTTTCTTCTACAGGAAAAAATCTTTCATATATTTTATCTTGAAAGACTTCTTTACCTATACATTCTTTATACCAGTCGTTTGAGTTACCCCAATCAAAATTTTCTACATTCATTATAATTTTAATTTGCTAAATACTTGTAAAGGTGTTATTGATTTTTGACATACATGCTGTTTGGAAGTTCCTTTATATACAGGACACCAATCCCAATCTCCAGCATCAAAAGTATAAACTTCATCATTCCAACAGAATATACAAACATTATCATTATAAATCCTTGTTGTGTTTGAAACAAACTCATGTTCTGGGCGAGCAAAGCCATTAATCATATAAGTGTGTTTTCCCAAAGCCCAATTGAACCAAGATAATCCTGAACCTAAACCAATAAATGCTTCAGCGTGGTGTAAGTAATTTGCTACTACTCCTAAAGGTTCTCCATATACATTTTTGGTTCCTTCTATTTTATATGGTTTTTGAGTTAATACTACTACTTCATAACCTAATTTTTTTACTAATTTAGATAACTCTATCCAATAATCATAAGTCCATTCTTTACATCCTGAAGTAGCGTTTGGTCCAAAAATAACATATTTTTTATCTAATGGGTTTCTTAATTTAGGGAAATTTAAACCATAGTTTAATTCATTATATTCTAATCCTAAAATATCAGTAGCTGTTTGTTGTAAAGGAATTACATTCACTCTATTAGGATACATATCAAATTTATCCCATGTACCTGATTCGTCTTTGAACCATCCTATTCTGTAAACAGCGTAACACTCTGTTGATTGACCTGGTTCGATAAAATCGATATCTTGGTATTCTTTTAGTCCTTTAAACCAGTTATTGTGGAATGTACTTAAAATAACTTTACAATTGTGTTTTTTAGCAAATTCAACAGCATAAGGTGTCCATGCTATAGTATCACCTATAGATTTTGATTCTAAAGATATTAATACTCGTTTGTTATTTAAATTAAATTCATCTATTATGTTTCCATTAACCCTAATTTTCCATTCAGTATAATATTTTCTAGAACATTTAGTCCACATATTATTAATAATAGTATCTTCATGAACTATATTATTGTCTTT